GAATGATCGACGAGTTGGTCAACGTAAAAACGCCTTGGTACGATATACTTGAGCGGTTTATGACTGGGAAGATCAAAGACGGTTGGTCTTGGAAACGACCCAATCGTAGGTTCATCGGTCGTGGCATCTACTTGCCGGGCGTCGACTACGCCCCTCGTATGGGCCCAGTAGTTATCGGCGTCGATACGTCAGGCTCTATCGGACAAAACGAACTGAATGTATTTGGTGGACACGTTAACAGGATAATCGAACAGTGTAATCCTGAGTCTGTGACCATCGTCTACTGTGATGCGGAAGTCAATCATGTCGACACATACGAACCAGAGGATCTTCCGATCAAGCTGACACCACACGGCGGTGGTGGTACAGCGTTTGAACCCGTGTTTGACTACATTGACAAACACAATCTTGACCCCGAAGTTGTTGTCTATCTTACTGATGGCTACGGCGATCAGAACAACTTCACTTCAAAGCACGACACAATTTGGCTGACAACTGAGAGTACCGAGTTCGATTGGGGTACTGTCGTCGAATTTGATGTTGATGCGTAACCCTAGCCAACAAAGGAGAAACACATGGCTTATGTAAGAAAAACTGAAACCCTTGTGAGTGACATACTACACAAGGTAAGAACAATGTCGCAAACGGCACAAAAACCGTATTCGGCAGACACTTTGACTAAAGACAGTGCAGAGTACGACGCAATACGTAATTGTATCGAGTCTGTATCTTGGAAAGGTGCGCCACAACTTCAAAAGCAAATGCCTAGCGAATGGCTTGATGGCTTGAAAGCTAGAAATGTTGACGTGAGGATTGTTGCACCAGAGAGTTGTCCTGATAGTGGGGATGTAAATCTTTACTTTGAAGGCGACTTCATATTGTCACCCGCTCACGCTTCTGCGGGGCATTCCTACAGCGGTAACAGAGGTAAGATGGAATTGCACGAAGCTGACTTTCCTCCAGTGCTGATGGCTTGGTTCAAGAGTGGCAAGTCTAACGAGTCTCTTAGAAAAGCTACCCGAGACAAGTTCAACAAAGTCGAGGAGCAACTCAAGTCTTTTATGGAGCAACACGCGTCTTTGAATACGGCTATCAAAGAACTACCAGAACTTGAGCAGTATGTACCTGATCATTATATAGAAAAGTTACATGCTCCATCTGCACCACGGGGCAAGACTGCGCCACGACCAGAAAAAACTACGGTCGAGGAGTTGGGTATTGATCGTGATGCGCTGACTAGCGCGGCAGTTGCACATCAACTTACTAGAGATGGCGATGACTAACAATTTTGTAAAACCTGATCAGTATGAGTTTGAACTTCTTCCAGACGAAACAGAAACGGAAATTCAGAAGGGCAGACTCACTGATCGTGACCCATCAGCTAATCTTACGGAGCGTGAGATTATTATGATGAAGATGCGTTTTGGTGTTAATATGCCTGACGGACAAGGTTGGACTTTACACCAGATTGGAGAACTCTGGAACGTAAGTAGAGAACGCGTACGTCAGTTGGAAGCAAGAGCTTTGCGCAAGTTGCGTAGAAACCCTGAAATGCAAAAATTAAAACACTTGTTAAAAGGAGACTAACATGGGCAAGAAAGAGCAGAAGGTGTGGAAATACTTACTGAAGAACAAGTTAGCCACACCTAAGGAGGTGGCGAAGGCTACAGGTGTGTCATACGGCTACGCTAATCAGTTGATGAAGCGTATTGGTACACCGAGAGAGGTATTTGAAAAAGAGGTAGTTCATTTACCTACGTTTGATGAAGCCATATTACGCGCACCAATTCGTGATAACTACAACGTGTGGAAAGATAGAGCTATGCACATAGGAATAGCTATCGCCATCGTGGTTGTGATTGGTGCTTGGCTTCAGATGATGTGGTGGGCATCATGAAAAAACCTAACCGTTGTGACTTATTATCTGAAGCGTCAGCTTTAACATCACAAGAACGTAATAAGGACTATGGCGACCCTGTGGATAACATGACCCACATAGCAGATATATTCAACGCTATAACTGGTCATCAGATTAAACCATCGGATGTCGCCATACTTCACATTGCAACTAAACTTGCTCGTAAGCGTACAAGCCCACTCAAGAAAGATCACTACGTCGATACTATGGCGTATATGGGTATCGCTTACGAGTGTGAGTTACAAGAAGTAGAACCATCTCAAAAAGAACGAATGTTGAGATTTGGTGCAAACGCTAGGAGGAAAATAAAAAATGAAGATAGCGATAGTTGACCTAGAAACCTATTGGGCAGTTGGTCATTCGCTTACTAAGATGTCGCCTATTGCATACTGTATGCACCCCGACACAGAGATAATCTCTTGCGCTTTTAAGTTTGGTGATGAGCCAACTGTCGTCGCGTTCGGGGAGCAGCAGGTGCGTGACGTCTGCGACAGCGTCGATTGGTCAGAGTATTGGTTAGTTGGACACAATATGTCAGGCTTTGATGCTATGATATTATCGTGGCGACTTGGTATCAAACCTAAACTTTGGGGTTGTACACTTGCTATGGCTAGACCTATCCACGCAAAAGACGTGGGGTTGTCATTGGCAAAACTTGTCGAGCATTACAATATAGGTGTCAAAGATCAATCGGCGTTGGTTGCAACTAAGGGTAAGCGTCTTGCTGATTTTACTGAGCAAGAGGTTGCTGAGATGCAGAAATACAACGCCGACGACGTTGACCAGTGCTACGCCTTGCTGTTACGACTCATCAAACGCACACGCAAAGATGAAGTCAGGCTTATCGACATGACAATTCGTATGCTTGTCGAACCACAATTTGACGTAGATATGGATTTACTGACAACCACGTTAGCAGATGAAAGTGCTCGTAAGCAGGCAATGCTCATAGAGTGTGCCGACGTCATGGGTATAAGACTGACAGATATGTCCGACGAAGACGCGGCTCAAGAGTGCTTGACAGTATTATCTTCAGCTAATAAATTTGCGATGTTCTTGGAGGCTTTAAGGGTTGATGTTCCGACTAAGATTTCCCCCACAACTGGTAAGGAAATTCCCGCGTTAGCGAAGACGGACGAAGAGTTCCTTTCCCTCCAAGGACACCAGAACGCACTCGTCGCCACAGCGGCTGCGGCACGTCTCGACGCGAAGTCTACTATTCTACAAACACGTATTCAAGCGTTCATGGACGCGGCAAATGCACACCCTTGTAAGAAAGTGCCAATACCATTGAAGTACTATGGTGCTGATACTACTGGTAGGTGGTCAGGTTGGGGGTATAACCCACAGAACTTGCCACGTGTAAATCCGTATGACCCAAAACCATCTGATGCTCTGAGGTCGTCGTTGGTTGCTCCAGCTGGGAAGAAGATCGTCGTCGCTGACCTGAGCGGCATAGAACTACGCGTCAATCATTTCTTGTGGCAAGTACCATCTAGTATGAAGATGTACCAAGCTGACCCCGAAAAGGCTGACTTGTATAGAGACTTTGCAAGTAAACTGTACGACATACCACCTGATCAGGTGTCTAAGCAACAACGACAAGTTGGTAAGGTAGCGCACCTAGGACTAGGTTTCGGTGCGGGTCACGTTACCTTTCAGAAGGTTGCAAAACTAATGGGGGGTGTAGATATTACAGAAGATGAAAGTAGAGATATAGTTGATAGGTGGAGGTATGAGTACAACGAAATATGTATGGGTTGGAAAACTTGCCATAAAGCACTACCTACTATACTGCGTGGCGCAGAGGGAGCATCAGTTGATCCTTGGGGATTTGTTACTCCAGTAGAGGGGGGTCTGCGTACGCCCAAGGGTATGATACGATATCCAGACTTGCGTATACAATACGACGATGAAAGAAACCAACAAGAGTTTTGGTATGGTAGTGGTCGTAACTGCGCTCGTATATATGCAGGGAAGATCGACGAGAACATCGTTCAGCATCTCGCGCGCTGCGTAATCGCTGACAACGCATTAACTGTACAACGCGAACTTGGTTTGAATCCGGCATTGATGGTGCATGATGAGCTCGTATACGTCGTCGACGAAGATGCGGCCCCTGGAATACTCAACGACGTGCAGTCAATAATGCGAACCCCACCAGAGTGGTGGCCAGAGTTGGTTACGTGGAGTGAGGGTAGCATCGGAAATAATTACGGCGAAGCTAAATAAAATACTTGCAATGTGTATATATGTGTTTATATATAGGAATACTCGCCCAGTACTACGCCTTTGTAGCACACAAATATTCAGTACCCAGAATGAATGTGTGACACAAGTGGTAAGACACTTTAGGGTTTATCTGATGTGGCGATCAGACGAGTAAATAAAGGAGATAGTCTTGGAACTAAAACACCCTTGGAGCTATTCAGCGTTAACCGCATACGAAACATGCCCAAAGCGTTATCAACTTACCAGAGTTACCAAACAAGTTGTTGAACCACAGAATGAAGCTACTAAGTGGGGTAACGAAGTCCACAAAGCTTTGGAACTGTTTGCTAAAGGGCAGAAACCTTTACCTAAATCTTTAGAAGATTACGGCAAGTATGTTCGTAAGATACAGAACATAGAAGGAAAACGTGTTGTTGAAGAACGCGTTGCGCTTACGAAGAACTTCCACAAAACGACGTGGATGGCGAAAGATGTATGGGTACGAGGAGTTATAGACATAGGTGTTATTGGTTCAGACACCGCGTATCTGCTTGACTGGAAGACTGGTAAGCATCGACCTGACAGCGATCAATTGAAGTTATTTGCGGCTTTGGCGTTTGCTATATACCCTTGGATATCTAACGTGGTAACTGGTTTCATCTGGTTAAAAGACAGAAAATTTGACAAAGAAAAGTTTACACGCGAACAAACAACAGAGATATGGAACGAGTTTCTACCGCGTCTGTCAAGGCTTGCGCATTCCTACAACGACGACAAGTGGCTACCTAAACCATCAGGACTTTGTAAAAATTGGTGTCCAGTAGGGCGTTCATTGTGTGAGTTCTGTGGAGTATAGACATGGCGACAACGCCTGAAGGAAAAGTAAAACGAAAGGTAAAAGAATATCTTAAATCTATTGGCGCTTGGTATTATATGCCAGTATCTAATGGCATGGGTAGGTCTGGTTGTCCTGACATACTTGTGTGTTTTGATGGTAAGTTTTTCGCGTTCGAGACGAAGGCGCCCGGAAAGATCAACAACGTCACACCAAATCAGCAACGTGAAATTGAGGAGATAATACGTGCTAATGGATCTGCTCATGTGGTAGACTCGGTTGATCAAGTTAAAGTGATAATGGAGAGCTAAATGACTAAGACATCTAAAAAAGCATTAGCGACTAAAGCTAAATACAATAAAAGACCTAGTGTTCAAAAGAAACGCGTCGCCAACAACAAAGCGCGGCGAGAAGCCATGCGCGACGGACGTGTAAAGAAAGGCGACGGTAAACACATAGATCATAAAGTACCTCTCGACGCGGGAGGTAGCACAGCTAAATCAAACACCAGAGTGGTAAGTGCTAAAGTCAACAAAGGTTGGCGTAAGACACGACCCTCTATGTATACAAAGAAAGGATAAAAATGTTAGTGTGGCAAGACAAACAAGCGTTGATACTGAAAACTAGAAATCCAGATCGTATTCTCAATGTATTACCATCTGCAAAACAGTTTAAGGTAAAAGGCGATCCGTTTGTAGCCGTTCCACATAGAACGCGTGAAACCGTTGCATTACGGCATTTAGGGTTCAATGCGCCTGCCCCCATACGTACTTACTACGAATGGTCGGGGCAGTATAAGCCGTTCAAAGCGCAGATGGAAGCGGCGGCATTTTTGTCAACACACAAACGAGCATTCAATTTAAGTGAACTAGGAACGGGTAAGTCGTTAGCTTCTCTCTGGGCGTACGACTATCTAAAGAGCGTCGGTCAACTGAATAAGGCGTTAGTAGTTTCTCCGTTGTCTACGCTGGAACGCACGTGGGCCGACGAACTCTTTAACCACTTCCCACACCTAACCTTTGGTGTATTGCATGGAACTCGTAAGAAAAGATTGCAGTTACTAGAACATGACTATGACGTATATATAATTAACCATGATGGGGTAAACATCATTGAACCTCACATAAGACACAGACGCGATATTGATTTAGTAATCGTTGACGAAGTCGCTCAGTGTGCCCGCAACGCAGGAACGACGAAGTGGAAAGCTATCAACATGGTAGTTAACCGTCATGCAGAACCACGAGCATGTTGGGCTATGACGGGAACGCCTACACCTAATAACCCTACAGATGCTTGGGCGCAGTGTAGACTAGTAGTACCTGACAACGTACCACCGTACTTTGGTAGGTTTAAGAACCAAGTAATGAAACAGATAACACAATTTCAATGGCTACCTAGACCAGAAGCAACAGATATTGTTCGTAGAGTTATGCAACCATCAGTGCGGTTTACACGTGATGAATGTTTGGACTTACCACCAGTTATGTTTGAAACACGGTCTGTGCAATTAACAACCGAACAAAACAAAGCATATAAAGATATGGTAGTAAAACTACGTACAGAAGCAGAAGAAGGAGAGATTACAGCAGTTAACGAAGCAGTAAAGATGGGTAAGTTGATACAAATAGCTTGTGGTGTAGTGTATGCTAACGATGGTACAGAAGTATCTATACCTTCATCGCCACGTATCGACGAAACACGTTCAATCATTGAATCCGCAGAGGGCAAGGTCATTGTATTTGTACCTTACGTATCGTCTGTGAATATGGTTGCAAAAGAACTTAGCGCTGACTTTAGTGTAGAAGTTATACATGGTAGCGTAAAGAAAGCTGAACGCGATAGAATATTTAGAGCGTTTCAATCAGCAAAAGACCCAAAAGTATTAGTCGCACAGCCTGCGGCTATGTCTCACGGTTTAACTCTAACAGCCGCGAGTACAATCATTTGGTATAGTTGTGTAACAAGTAACGAAATATTTGAACAAGCCAACGGACGAATCAATCGTCCCGGCCAAAAGATGAATAATTTTATTATAATGCTAGAAGGTTCACCAGTTGAACACCGCGTCTACAATCGGCTGCAGAAGAAGCAACGACTGCAAGGCGCACTTCTTGATGAAGTAAAAGCGCATCAAACAAAACTTATAGCTTGATTTTTACAAAAAAGTGTTTATGTGTTTACATGTTAATACATATAATTTAAAATAGGTGAATTATGGTTCTTCTTAATACAACACAACTATCTGAAAAACTTGGTCTTTCTAAAGGCGCGTTACACCAATTGCGTCGACGAGAGGCTAGTTTCCCCGCGCCTATCAAAGTTTCTCAAAAGATTCTAAGATGGGACGAAACAGACATTGAAAAATGGCTATCAACAAAAAAGAAGGAGAGTAAAATTGAATATGCAGGCGAAAATGAAAGTATCGG